TTATAAGAAATTGAGTTTTGAGTCGAGCCTTTGCTCGGCTTTTTTTGTTACGTGCAGATAAATATCTTTCGTGGTTGTGGCGTCTTTATGCCCAACTCGATGTTGAATCAAGTATAGTGGGACACCTAACTCGGCGAGTTTTGAAATATGCGTGTGCCTGAACGTGTGTAAAGAAACTACCTTATCAATATCAAATTTCCTCTTTGCTTGGCGAAGCCAATAGTTGAGAATTGTATTTCCAAGTGGATGACCCTGTCGTGATTCAAAGATAAACTCTGATTTTGCTGGGTGGTCAACCGATTCTTTATTTAGCAACAGTACAGCCCTGTCGTTGAGTGTGACATCACGGCGACTATTACCGGTTTTGGGTGACATTTGTTTGTGATCATTAACCAGTGTTCCGTTGATTGAAGCCACTACTTTACCATCATCACGCCGTGAAATGTCCTGTCGGCGCAACGAGGCCGCTTCACCATATCTCATACCAGTCAGGTATAGAAACTCACAGAAACGTCCGTAATGCGGTGAGCGATGATACATGAACCGAAGTACTTCGTGTAGTTCATTGTCGTCAAGAAACTTTTTAGACGTGTCGTCGTTGGCTTCGTCAGTCCGATACTGAACATTTACTTGCTCGATTGGATTCGCTTTGATGTAGTTGTGCTTATAGGCATAGCGAAGCATATTCCCAAGAGTACCTTTGAACTTCATGACACTTGAATTTTTATAGTCATCTTTGTAGATCATCCCGTTCAAAAAGTCCTCAATGAGTAGCGGCTTAATCTTTTCAACTAAGATATCACCATCGATATGTTTAAGCATAACTTTAACTCGGCTTGCGGAGTTATCATAGGTGTGGTATTTGACCATTGGCTTGTAGTCTTTGAGCCAATCAGTAGCCAACTCACGCAATGTAATACCGTGTTTTAAATTGCCGTCGTCAACATGCTTTAATTGATGCTGGATTTTGGCTTCTAGTGCCGCCTGTGCTTCTTTACGGGTATGTGCTGTGTTCTTATCCATAGTTACAGAAACACGCTTACGTTTGCCCGTGAGAGGACTTTTGTACTGCTCAACAAACTTATATGTTCCAGTTGCTCTTTTTTCTACCCACATAGTGTTCACCTCCTTTCGATGCGAATGTATGTTCTTTTGGAATCCTTTTTAAACCCGTCAAAATCGACGGGTTTGGTTGTTTTAAAATTAATTGATATAATTGACAAAACTAATGTTCAGGGAGATTATTATGCTAAAAATCATTCTCATTTCAGTTATTTTAAGCGTTGTCTTAAGTTCAGTAATTACAATATTTGCTATTCGGATCGTGAGTGACGTTATAACCTTATTTGTGTCGAAAACAGAAGAACGATTCGATAAAAAATTAGAAATTTACAAACAATTAAATCACCATGCTAATGAATGACTTTCCTATTTCTTTGCAGCACCATACTTAATTAATTTACCGAAAATAGCGTAATAAATTCCGCTGATGGTATAACCAACGCCTTGTGCAAGTGGGTTAAGTAATAGTTCCACGCTGGATTGTGGGATAAACTCTTTCAACACTTCTAATTGATTTGGATCCATTATTCACACGTCCTTTCTCCGGAGAGGGCTTTTTATTTTAAATTCTCGATAGCTTGCTTAATCTCTTGCAGATCGTGGTGAAGGATATATGCAATGGCGAGCTGGTCAAAGTCAGTTGAGCTGTTATCAGCATTTTGCTCTAACCAATTCAATAATTTTTTGTACATATATTCGTCGTCAAAGTCTTTCAACTGTTCATCTAATTTTTTGATTTTATCTTCACGTGAACTAAATAGTCCCATTTTTATTACTCCTTTCTCCGGAGAGCTATTTTTTATTCGCCAGCAGGGCGGTGCAAAGTAAACTTATCTTTTTCATAAATAATCCCCCAATAGTTTTATGTATCCGGCACGAGGCCGGCATTAAATGATTGCTAGTCAGACAAGTCTGCTGCTAATGCAATGAAAAAGAAAAAAATAACGAATGCAATCCAAACACCAACTTGAATTAAAGCACCAATTCCTGCTGATTTAGCGTTCTTAGGCTCGCTATTATGCCAGACAATATAAAGGACAAGGCCGGCAACAGGAATAAAGAAACCAAGGACGCCCCACCAAACAGATCCAGTGTCATCCGTTGTTGTAGCTGGCGTACTAGAAGAACCGGATGATGGTAATGGAACGCCGCAATGAGGACAAATAACTGCCTTTGGGTCTACTTGTTTTCCACAATTAGGACAATATTTCATTTAAGTATTCCTTAAAGTACGCTCAAGAAGCCGATGACAAAGCTGATGCCAAAACTAACCCAGGACCATACGCAGATTCCGTGAGCACGTTTAGGATATTCCTTATGCCAAACGGCCCATAAAATCCAGCCGACAATCGGGAAGAAGAATCCTAACAGGTTCCACCAGCCGTTGTTCCGGTCTTCTGAATTAGATTCAGCGTTGTTGCCATTGACAGGAACTCCGCATTTGGGACATACAACAGCTTTAGCATCAATCTTTGCACCACAATTTTGGCAGAATTTATATTGCTTATTATCATTTTGAGGTGTTGAAGTGTTTTGATTATCCATGATTTAATCCTCCTAATAGCTTTTAACGTCGATCACGTTTGGACGTAATACTAATTTGCTAATTTTCCATTAAGCATCGCATTATATTCTCGACGTGATTCTCTGATTGCCCAGCGCTCAGCGATTTTCGTGCTAAACCTGGTTCCATCAGATAAATCACCATAATCATAATCTGAATGCACACATTCGTGTAGTGCAGTTACAAGCCAGTCCAGTTCGGGCTGGTTTTCGTTTATATACACGTTGTTCCCATCGATATGTCCGTGGTAGTGAGGATTAGGAACATCAATCATGTAGAATTTAAGTTCGGGGTGTTGATCCTCGATCTTTTCTAAATCTGACATTTCCATGGAATCACCGCCTAAACACGACGACGGTTCTTCATCGCAATCTTTACCATCTCAATGATATCCTTACGTTCTTCATCTGAGATATTAGGGTCGATAGAGTAGGCGACTAGTTTTTGATTCTTTGATAAATCTTTGTCAGGAGTTTTTTCGGAAGTCCGTTCTAATAAATAGTCTGATGATACATTGAAATAATTAGCGATATCATCAATTGCACTAGAAGACGGTTCAGATTTTCCGTTTTCCCATTTCGTTATTGCTTGTTGAGATACGTGAATGGCTTTTGCTAATTCTGTTTGAGACATTCTGCGTGCGGAACGCAATTCTCTAATTCTATCTCCTATCATTGCTAATATTCCTCCATTCTTACCACGATTGTTTATATTGTAGTACAAGTTGTTGTTGATAAGATATTATATTTAAAAAAGTAGTATAAAAGTATTGACTATTACCACGAATGTAGTATTATATATTTGTAAGCAAGAGAGGAGGAATAAGCTTGAGCAAAGATCTAACACAGTTGCGTAAAGAAGCGCATCTATCAAGATTTCAACTAGCACAAAAGTTAGAAGTTACTCCCGGATCAATTTATAATTGGGAAAAAGGTATAAGAGAGCCAAGCGCTAACGCTATTTATAGAATGGCTAAAGTCTTTCAGACTTCAACCGATGCTATTTTTTTAGCTTTGCATACTACAAAAGTAGTTAATCAGAAACTTAAAAACTACATACGAGCTAACTAAGGAGACAATGAAATGGAAAACAAAAACGTTATTGCTGAAGCAAACACAATTTATTTCAAATTAAAAAAACGCCACTTTAGTGATTTAGAAATCAGTAAAGTAGCGCGAATTATAGAAGCACTAGCTAGTTAAAAAACTTTTCAAGTGCTTCACGAGTGGCAGCTTTGTCTTGCTCATTCAAGGAGGTTTAAAAATGAATCAACCGCAATTATTTAATTTTCAAGGCAAGAACTTAAACGTAGTCGAAAAGAACGGCGAAGTTTATTTTGACGCTGAGCAGTCTGCCATTGGTATGGGAATTAGCCAGACCAAGAATGGGAAAACATATGCTCGGTGGGAACGAGTTCAAGAATACTTACATTCCCCACAAGTGGGGAAAGGCGATTACATCACCGAACCACAATTTTATGAGTTAGCTATCAAGGCTAACAATCAGACAGCAAGAAGTTTTCAGCATTGGGTAACAAACGAAGTTCTACCATCAATTCGTAAACATGGTGTTTATATGACACCACAGACGATTGAAAAGGCACTGCTTAACCCAGACACGATTATCAATCTTGCTACTCAGTTGAAGGAAGAACAGCAAAAGCGCAAGCAACTTCAAGAAGAGAACAAAGTAATGAAGCCAAAAGCAATTTTTGCTGATGCAGTAACAACAAGCCATACCAGCATCTTAGTTGGTCAGCTTGCGAAGATTTTACGACAAAACGGCATTGATACTGGTCAAAACCGCTTATTTAAGTGGATGCGTAATAACGGTTATCTGGGAAAACGAGGCAGCAATCGCAACGTACCAACACAACGAGCAATGGAGATGGGGCTGTTTAAAACAAAAGAAACGGCAGTCACCCACTCAGACGGTCATACTACCGTGCAGATCACTACCAAGGTAACCGGGAAAGGACAGCAATACTTTATTAATAAGTTCCTCAAAGAAAATATTGTGAATGCTTAGATAAGGAGGAAATGAAATGGAAAAAATAACCAAACACATTGAAATGGAATTTGATAACAGTAAGGAAATTGACTCCAAATTAAGCAATCTGCTTTTGAAGGCAAAAGAATTAAACGCTGAACTAGAAAAAGCCAGCTCACTAATAAGCAAACTGACTTCTCAAAATTAGTCCCAGCCTTTGCCTTTGGTTACATTAACGCTAGCGCCACAGTAAGGGCATTTATTGTGGCCAAGTTGAACCTTGAATTTCCTATGGCAGTTAGGGCATTTGGTGTCGAATGGTTGATGGAGAATTTGGTTCTTAATATCTTTGGTAATTTGATTAGGATCAAAATCATCTCCGGAAATGTCAAATTTCATAAAGTTCACCTCCTTTCATTAGGAGATGACTCAAGTATATCAAAGCTAATTAGGAGGTGATGAAATGAAGCTAATAAAGAAGCTAGAACGGCTACAAAAAAAGTACCCTCAGCAGAAACTGAGAGCACTTGTAATTGAGGATAGTGACTTGAATTTTACTTTTACTTTTAGAGGACATATCGGAATAACAGCTATTGAGAGTAATCGTTACAACGGAATTTTATATCAACGAATTACTCAAGACAGAACGAACTTGGCTAATCCCCAGCCTCTAAAAATAGAACTAATTGTTCAAGAGAAGGTTTTTCTGATGTCGGTTAATAGGGCTATTGAGTTACTTAATCGATACGGAATATAAACTCATCAAATGGTTTGGAGTAGTCAATCCCATTTTTCGAAGCCCAAGTCCAAACGTGTCGCTCGTAATTAGGAACTTCATCAAAAGCTTGGATATTAACTTTGAACTCTTTTTTACCGTTGACTTTTGCATTTTTAAGAGCCATATCGAGCAACATATAATCTTTTTCTTCGAATCTTTTAAGATCACTTTCAGAATATCTAGGCACAAAATTCACCTCCTTTCACAGGAGATGAGTCAAGTATAGCAGAGAGGAGATGATGTTATGAGCCCGTTTAGATACCAGCTCACTATTTCAGAATTTTGCCAAGAGTGGAGTGTCCAAAAGGACAACCCGATGTCTTATTCAACGTTTCTAAGACGCAAGTCCTGGGCACAGGATCATTACCCGGCATGGCAAAAAGTATTTCTCTATGATTGCCGGGTTGATCTGAAAGAGTATCAGAAGTTTGAAACTTTTTACTCAGAAAAGCAGTACGAAGCACACCAGGATCCACATGTAAAGATTCTGGAAGCAATGGGAGATAAATAATGGTAAATGTAACTTTATTCAGCACGGTAGCGATCATGATGCTACTGATTCTTTACAACAGTATTTCAAAGAAAAAAGCCACCCGGAGGAAGGGTGACTAAAGTGTGCTTGTTTACCGCTAATCGTATTAGTTTGTTCAAGAATTGCTTTCATATTAAACGTCATAGGTTTCGTTAAGTTATTCATCTCCTTTGCAATGTTCACACCAGATGCAACAGAGTTATTAGCTTGACTTAGAGACTTAGCAACGTTTGGTGCTACAGACATCGTAGCAACTTGTTTATGCAATCTGTCTAATACGTTCTTCAATTTTGTTATCGCTGTGGTTTTTTATCCTCAGCTTGTGCATGTTTCCATACAGTTCAGCATATCTTTTCAACTACTAGAGTTGCTGGGCGCTCGTGGGAATAAATCCTATGCGTTGCACCTTCAATAAAGCTTGGCTCAGGGTTGCCATATCAATTAAGACTTAGGTTTTCCTTGAATTCACCCAGTGCTAAGTATCACATCGCTGTGACACAGGGCAATCCAGCACAGGAATAAATATATCACAATATATAGACACAAGTGAAGAGGAGAATAGCCATATGTTGTGGAAAAAGATTCAAAAACAGCTTGATAAACGTCACATGTCAGTTTATCGACTATCAAAAATAACAGGCATACCAAACAACACTTTATATCAATACAAAAACAATGGTGTTCAACCAACGTTTAAGGTTATGTGCCAAATAGCGGATGCCTTGAATGTGAGTTTGGATGCTTTTAGAGAAAGAAGGTGACCAACATGATGCCACAAGGACTAAGTAACGTTGTAACGATGGTGCTCACTTACTGCACTGTCATTGCACTTGTTGATGAATATCTGCCAATAGCTGCAGTTCTGGCTATCTTCCTGGCAATCCACATCATCAGCAATTTCAAAGAAGGACTTTATAACGAAAAAAAGAGCGACAGTGCCGCAAACACTGACGCCCGAAATAAGTAGTTTTGGAAATTATATCAACTAAGAAGATTATATCATGAAAATTTCTGTGTCAAAAACTTTTTCAATAAATTTAAGAGTTCGTATGGCAGAACTCAACATATCTGCTACAGAGCTTTCCAAGAAAACAAATGTTTCAAGAAACACGATTAATAGTTGTCGCTCTGGTAAAGCAAAAATGATTAAATTTTCAACTATTGCAGAACTATGCAACGGATTATGTGTTCAACCGACATATTTCTTTAAGGAGACAGACCAACATGCAAATTAAATTACAAAACACAATTAAACAATGCGATTGGTGCCATAAGCCATTCGATTTTAATGACAATGATCATCATTATTATGACGCACAACAAGATTGTTATTTCTGCTCGAAACGTTGCCTGTATGACAGCTTCTTTGATCAAATAGGTGATCCCGTAGTGGACTGGATTGAAGCCAATCCAGAATATGAAGTAATCGAAAACAAGGCATTTAAGAAAGCAGGTGCTAAGTAATGAGCAAGATTAACTGGGATTTTCTATTTGAACAAGATTGTGAATCAACACCAGGGTGCCCGTGGATTGATCACAAGCCGATTGATGATGGCATCTGGGATGGGCCAGATGATGAAGAGGACGGTGAAGACGATGAATGAATCAGCTAAGAAAGCTAAAGAAAGCCAAGAGCCTAAACGCTTCACGATTGATAGCAATCAAGCGTTGATCTGGACGCTACAAAAAGCCGAACAAAAGCGTCAAGAGATTATCGGTACCAAGAACATGATGGAACAAGAAGTTGAGTTCTATCAGGGCAAGATTAAAGCCCTACAGGCCGAATTACAGAACTTCAATGACATCGTTTTGCAGTATGCACAGTCACAGATGGAAGCTGATCCCAAGTGGGAATTTAAGGATTCACCATTTGGCCGGATCGTTAAGAGTAAGCCATCGACTAGCTTACAAGTAGCTGACAAACAGGCTCTTATCAATCATTACAAAGGGACTGAGTTTGTTAAGCACGTTGAAGAGGACAAACTTCAGTGGGGCAAGCTTAAAAAAACATTATCTTCGCCTGATGGTGAACACGTTGTTAATGCTGATGGTGAACCAATCGATGATGTCAAAGTCGTAAAGAAGCCTGCCAAGATTGAATTGAAGCATAAGAACGCTAAAGGCAATTGGACTACAAAGGAGGATTAGTTATGGCAGAAAAGAAGTCAGTGTTTGAAACACTATCTAAGGTTGATGTTTCCAACCACATTGACCTGATCAAAATGAAAAAAGGCCCAGAATTAAAGTATGTGAGTTGGGCTTTTGCTTGGAGCATGCTCAAAAGTAAGTACCCAGACACACCAACACCAACATTTAAGTGCTTTCCCGAAATGGTATTAACCACTAAGAAAGAAGCATACAAGACTAAATCTTACGGTAAGGAATACACACGTTATCGAACAGTGGTTACAAACTTTCAGATCACTAATCGTGAAGTGCCTTATCTAACTACAACAACAGGGACAATGGTTGAATGCACTATCAAAGTAAACGGCACTGATTACAGTGAATCACTTTACGTCATGGATAATGCTAATAATGCCGTTATTAACCCAACGATGCAACAGATTAACAAAACGCAAAAACGTTGCCTAGTCAAGGCTCTTGCTATGGCTGGATTAGGATTAAACCTTTATGCCGGCGAAGATTTGCCAATGGGTGATATTTCTGAAAGCGACAAGCAACGGGAAGAAGCCAAGGAACAGGCTAAGAAGCAGGAAATAAAGTCACGGCTTGATAAAGCTTTGAAGGTTCTTGCTGATGAACAAGGCACAACCACTACTGAAGTCAAGGCGGCACTGATTGACCAGTACAAGAACGAACGGGCATACAAAGAAAACCCTGATCTTGCTCTACTTGGTGGTGCTACCGCTATGTATCGTCAGCTTCAGAAGGAGAACCAGAAAGCAGTGTGATGTAGATGTTCGGTAAGCTGATTAGCACATCAGGAAATACGGTTCAGATCGAGCTAGAGAGCGATTTAAACGTGAGCCGTTTAACTGCACTTGCCAATGGTAAACAGCCCACAGTCGAGCTCTCGATCGAAGATGGCAGGCATATCACACCAGACCAGCGGAAGAAAATCTATGCATTGATCAATGACTTTTGCACTTACACCGGATATGTCCCCGAAGAAGCAAAGGCTTACTTCAAAAGCATGGTCGAAGGCATCTTCAACGTGAAACCGTTCAGCTTATCAGATTGTTCGATGACAACTGCCAGTTACATGATCACAACCATTCTTGACTTCATGTTTCATGAGGACATTCCCTTTAGAACAAAAATCTGGGATTCATTACCTGATGATTTCCCAAGAGTTGCCATGTGTGTTCGACATAGGCGATGCGCCATCTGCTTAAAAGAACATGCGGATATCGATCATGTGAAGACGATTGGTATGGGGCGAAACCGTGACAAGATCAACCAAGTTGGTATGTATATTGAGCCTCTGTGCCGGGTACATCATACGATACGTCATGCGATGGGCATCAAAAGCTTCATGCAACGGTATCACCTGAAACCAATCAAAGTTACACCGGAGTTAGCAAAAAAATTACATCTCGGGAGGCTAACAGATGACTAGTAGAAAAGTTGCCAAGAACAATCGTGATTTTAAGGGCGTTTGGATTCCAAAGAAGTATTGGCTCGATGAAAACCTTCGGCCAATGGAGATGCTGTTCATTGTTGAAATCGACAGTTTAGACAATGGTGAGGGGTGCTTTGCTAGTAATAAACACTTTGCCAACTTCTTCGGTGTTACTCCAGGCCGTGCATCTCAAATTATCACTTCACTAAAAGAAAAAGGATATGTTGTGATTCACAACAAATATTCTGGAAAGCAGATAATCAGACGAGAAATTAGGGTAGTTAATAAATTAAATACCCCTATTAAAAAAACTAAAGGGGGGTATTTAGAAAATTGTGAAGAGAGTAATACACATAAGAGTAATACAAGTATTAGTAATGATGATGATCATAGGACGGCTCAAAATCCATTCGATTTAGCTCGTTTAGCAGGTATCAATGTGCAAAGTGGGCTGAACCTACCAATCTTTTCTAATTACATTAACCGACTTGGTAGTGACCTGGTTTGTTATGCAATTAAACGAACCAATGATAAAGCTGATCATCCTAACTGGTCTTATCTGCAAACGGTATTGAAGTCACTTGATGACCATCATGTGAAGACCGTTAAAGAGGCCGAAGAGCTATCAGCTAAGTATCGGCAAAGAAAAGGTAAATCATCATCTATGCAACGTGAACGTCCTCATTATCATCTTCCAACCAATGATGCTGGTTTGACTCAGACTGAAGCCTTACAACGCATCTTGGCTAAGGAAGCAGAAGAAGATCGGCTTAAAGCTGAACAACAAAAGAAAGAAGACAAGAGTTAATGGCCTTACAAGCAATTGGCAATATCCTTGCCAATCCAAAGATGCTAGATATCTTTCGACAACATGGTGTTGATGTTGATCATCCGGCGCTATGCAAAATGCAAGCACACATCTATAAGTCTAAGACTGCAAAAGAGATTCAGATTGCTGGAGGCGGTGCTAAGTACATCGTCTTTGATAGTTTGAGCCTTTGGGAAGGCAAAAAGAAACTGTCATCAACGTTTGATCGTTGGGATCCTGGTATGCAAGACAACCAGAAAGAAGCCCAACACATTAAAAGCAATGCGATGTCGATTACTAAGTCGATGATTAATCGGCCCAAGAAAATTGTAATGTATGGCAAGCCGGGAACTGGTAAGACGGCGCTAGCCCTAGCAATGATGCACTATCTTCGTATGAACGGTAAGACAACAATGTTTGTCTCGTCCACTGAGCTAGTGAGCTTGTTCTGGCAATCATATAAATACAAAGACGCCCAAGACCGTAAGGAAAAGGTCTTAGACGCCATGCAAAGTGTTGACGTGTTGGTATTAGATGATCTCGGCACCGAAGGCGGTGTCAACAGCGATAAGCCCGTTCAAAAAGATGTGCAACAAGCATTAGAGCAGATCGCCACAGCAAGATATGACACTGACCACAATCGAGTAGCTAAATCAACAATCGTCACTACTAATAATACACCAGATGAATTGAGCATCATATACAACGGGAAACTAATCAGTCGACTATTGCCACACAGCTTGGCATACCGATTCGACTTTTCAGACTTTAGAGATTTACGTGAGTAGGAGGAAACCGCAACGGGATATGACTGGTCACAGTGGTGGAAAGAATCGGCAAGAAAGTCTAAGAGGTGGAAGAATGATGAACGAAGAAAAGAAAGCATTAGGTGAATATCTTTATGAAAGTTTAGAAAATGATGCTTATCTGAAAAAGCTAGAAATAATTCTTACTGAGCAATTCGGCAGAAAACAAGCGGATCAATCTTACTGGATTAGCAATAAACAACTCCATGATTTACTACGGTTTGCTGATCTATTGTCGAAGTCGTTTAACAAAGCGGGGAGCTTAGAGCAAAAACTTAGAGCGATGGCAATCATGGATAAGCTTAAATTCTTATATCCAGAACACAAAGCTGTTGAATTTTTCAAGCGTTCTGTGGAAGCCCAATATAACGGGAAACCATTCATTACAGAATTAGAATTGGCTAAATTTAATCGTGAGAGTGAACATGAGGGGGAAGAATGATGGCATTGAGCTATGAAGATACACATTGCAAAAGATGCGGAAAAGAGTGTCCTGCTTGGATAAACGGTGGCCTATGTTATGACTGCTTGAATGAGAAACATTTAGGAGATATTCGCGAAAGCATAGAGGAAGGTAAGCCGGATACATTTAGTGATAAATATATCGTATGCCCTTATTGTGGCGCTGTTCTTAGCAATTCAGAGGATTTTGAATTTCCAGAGCTATATGAAGACGGAGAGTGTGAGGAAATCTGTGAAGAGTGTGGTAAGAAATTCGAGGTTGACACGATAGTTAGTTATGCTTGGGAAACTCAAAGAATGGAGGACGACTAATGCTTGCTAAGTTTACCGGGTTGGGATGCCCAACCTTCGATGATTACATCGAAGAGCTATCAATTATGTTTGAAATGTACCCGACTAATGGTGAGCAGCAACTGCGTGATGTGCGCAAGTGCTTGACGTTGATTGACGAACTAGAAAAGATGGCCGATCGTCTACCGGAGGTGCCACGAGATAAATGAGTATTTACTGCACCGGCTATTGATGCGATGAAGGAACCTGTGGAGGGTGAATAATGGAAAAGACTATGAACAGAAAGGCATTTCATTTGGCTTCTGAATATAGCAATCGAGAATATAAAGATGAGAGGAAACTTGCTAATCGTTCGGGTATAGTTCATAAGCCAAGATGGCGGCAGTACACACCTTTTAGTCGAAGATATAGGAAATTTTTGTACAGTCAGATTGGACCAATTGCGTTTAATATTGGGGAGTATAAGCAATGAGCATATATGACTTACTAGCAATCACAGTAGCTGGAGCGATTGGCTTCGTGCTGGGAGTAATAACAACGATTAAGATAGATAGCACAAACGAAAGGATTAAGCGTAAATGAAGCTAATCTTTGAGTTAGAGCCAGTTGAGCAAGCACGGCCGAGAGCGGTCAGAATGAGACGAGGCATTCGGATGTATGATCTTAAAAAGGTTGCGGTATACAAGCGCCAGTTAGCGATAATGGCCGTTGCTATGTATGACGGGAAGCCTTTAGATGGACCGTTACAGGTTGAATTAGGTTTTTATCGTCATCTTCAAACAAGCATTACTAAAAAGGAACGCAAATTACGCCTGTCAGGAGCACATAGGCCAACAATGAAGCCCGATGTTGATAATTACATCAAGTCGACGTTAGACGGCTTAAACGGCATCCTGTGGCAAGATGACAACCAAATTGTAGATATTTCTGCACACAAATTTTATTCAGATAGACCACGAGTTGAAATTGAGGTGAAAAAGCTTTGCTCTACTCACAAGCAGAAAAAGCATTGAAAAATAAAAAACCCGTGTATTGTATGGGACATAAGTATTTTATTACTAAGAACCAAGTTAGAAGTAATTATCACGTATTCACACTTGAACCGCCTAAAGAATTGGCATGGAAGTATGACCCGGTTAAGGTGAGTGCGGATGCCATTGAGGAGGTTCCGGATGATTAGGATATACATCGGATTGATTTATCTCATCTATCTAGCTGTAGTCATTGCCATTTTGGGTGGCTTGGTATGGATAGCATTAGCAATCTGGAAAAGCTTAATCAGTATCGTCTTATCACTGTGAGGATGAAGTAAGTGAGTATGACAAGTGAGGAGATGAAAACATGGGTATTAAGTGCTGGAGTGCCGGGTTGGAAGCGGCAATGACATCACTAACCCTTAATCATGACTGGGGAGATACAACAACACCTTTGGAGAAAACACTTAGTCCGAACGATTGGCGGCTAAAAGAAATTCATGCCTACCGAAGGCGTATTGCGATGGCTGAGCAGATATCACACAAAATCTGTATCAACAAGATTCGTGAAGAAGTCGATAAGTGTCACTTTCAAGACGATGAATGGAAGATTCGTTTCCTGTATGAGCATGGCATGAGTTCCGGTACTATTGGTGAGGTTTTAGACATAGATAAAAACGAAATCTGTAAAATTACGCAAACTTACCACATCAAAAACTTTGGGAAGTTTACGGTTCAGGATGTGCTGGCAAACATTCGTAGTGATTACAAAGTGCATTAAAAAAAGGCGCCCTACACGGACGCCCTCAACGGTATATATTCAAACAGATTCATTATATCACAAGCATTTATGAGGGGTGTAGAGCGTGGTAGACGAAGTATTCGGTAATCTAGATCAACAGGCAACCAAAGAAGCCTTCAAACAGTATCTACGGGATTGGAAGAAGTGGAAGTTGAAAGCGTTACAACGTTTTCCAAAGGTTGGATCACCCAGCATGGACGGACAACCACACGGAACTACTCATGACCCGGATAGTCAGTTTGTTAACTTCTCAGAAGCCAGCTATCAGTACCAGACGAGAATCAAGTGTTGCACGGTCTTAATGAGCGTTGGCGAAGACGAGGAGATATTAGGTGATATCTTGCTTCACAGGTTCATTAAGGGCTGGTCAGCAGTGAAGACGATGAATTACATTAACGAACATTACAATGCCTATATGGACGATAGAACGTACCGTAGAAAGCAGGATCAAGCATTGTGGGAAGGTGCGTTAATGTGTCCAGATGAGTCTGTCCGGATCAAGTCAAAGTAAGTTGTCCGGTTTCTGCCGGTTTTTGTCCGGAAATTGTCCGCTTGATGTCCGTTTTAACCGTGATTACGGCCGTATTATGGTATCGTTCAATAATTTACCTATTGAGCGCGCAATTACCGAATACACGACCTGAGTATGTCGCTAAAAGGCTCAACAAAAAGATGACTGTACGATACTCACACATCTCAGGATCTCTTTTTGTTAAGCGTTGTGGAAAGCGGAACGGTGCTTCAGTTAAGCCGTAGCCGTCGTATGGAGGCAGGGGCCATAATTCCACATTGGGCTGGTGAATCCTTTGTGTACCCTTTTCAAATTGAAAGCCCAGCCCAAAAAGAGACTAGCACATACACCTTCTGAATAAATGTACTTAATTGGATGAATGTCTTGGCTTATGCTTATACAGTGGTTCTTATAGTTTGTAAGTGCAAATTCCTTTAATTTACAGTCAAAAACAGCCATCTCTGCTAGTCTTATGGCAACCACACTCGTCCCTAGAGTGAAAGAAGTACGCAACCAACTTCAACGGCTTAGCGGTTGCTTTACGCTGATACGGTATCGGGGGCTAGCACTCGTAAGAAGGACGCTGTCGCAACACTGCAGGACGCTGTGGTAGTTAGGCGGGGTGGTTCGAGGCCACCTATCAGCATTGAGAGCATCAAAAAATACGTTATAAGCTTTTAATCAATTAACTCTAGCTCTCATGTATGACTGCACATTTTAAGAAAACGAGGTGAACAGGCCTTCTTTCTTACAAATCATTAAACACACCTGGCAGTCATATACGTCGGTATAGCTCAATGGCAGAGCGTCTCTGAGTGGTCCAGAGACGATGTTGGTTCGATTCCAGCGACCGACATTGGGAAGCGTATGGCAACAAAATTATGATTATAGGAGATTCCCATACTATATCCATAATGACTTGCTTCCCGAATGCTGTAACTGTCGTAAAGGAAATTGTTGGTTGGTGTTAATTGCCTGCTTTACGTTACAGCATGTGCGCAGTGTGGAAAGCTGAGCACGAACCTACTTTCTTTAAGCCTGGTCGAATGACTGGGCTTTTTTGTTTGGAGAGATACATACATGTTTCACACTAAAAGATTCGGATTAGTAGCCAGCAAGCAGGAGTATCAAATGCTATGCAGGGCTGAAAGACATAGAAAGGCGATTAAGCATTATGAAAGTACAAAACGTCAGCATCAACGACATAAAACCGTACCCGAATAACCCACGTGATAACGATAGTGGTGTTGAAGCGGTAGCTAACTCAATTAAAGAGTTTGGGTGGCAACAACCAATTGTGGTTGATAAGGATAACGTTATTATTGTTGGTCATACTCGGTACAAGGCCGCTAAGAAATTAGGCATGAAGCAGGTACCAGTCGTGGTAGCTGATAAGCTAACTGATGAACAGGTAAAAGCCTATCGATTGGCTGATAATAAAACGGGTGAATTAACTGACTGGAACGATGATCTACTTGATGATGAGCTTGACGACATTCTTAACATTGATATGTCCGACTTTGGATTTGATTTGAGCTTAGACGATGGTGAAGATCAACAAGCTCAAGAAGACGAGTTTGATGAAGAACCACCTGAGAAGCCAAAATCAAGACTCGGCCAAGTTTTTCAATTAGGGCGCCATCGGTTAATGTGCGGTGATAGTACGAAAGCCGAAGACGTCAAAAAACTAGTGGGGGGGTACAATGCGACCTGCTATTAACGGATCCACCCTATAACGTAGATTATTCGTCCAAAGATTACGGTAGGGACAAGGCTTCTAAAACTAGAAAGAATAATCAAATTGCCAATGATAAAATGACACCGGATGAATTCTACAAATTCTTATTGTCGGTATTTCAAAATGCTAAGAATAACCTAAAATCTGGAGCATCGTTTTATGTTTGGTTCTCTGATTTGGCTACGGTTGAGTTTAACAGTGCTGCCAATAAAGCTGGGTTGCTGGTTAAGGAAACCCTTATTTGGGAAAAGAATAACATCGTACTAGGTAGACAAGATTATCAGCACAAGCATGAGCCCTGCCTTTATGGTTGGGTTGAAGGTGGCAGCCATTCATGGTACTCAGATCGAAAGCAGACAACCGTCATGCATTTTGACAAGCCACAACGTTCTGACCTCCATCCAACTATGAAGCCAGTTGCCTTGTTTGACTATCAGATTAAGAACAGCACCAAGTCTGGTGATACGGTGTTAGATCTATTCGGTGGTAGTGGGACAACTATCATGGCTTGTGAGCAAGACGGGCGTAACGCTTATGTCATGGAATACGATCCAAAATATGTTGATGTCATTATTAAGCGCTGGGAAGACTTTACTGGTAAGAAAGCTAAACTGATTGAGGACTAGTTAACAACTAGTCTTTTTTGTTAGAAAGGTGGTGAGGATTGCTTGCAATGGCTAAGGGACAATACAAAAAGTGGTTAAAGCCTGAAAACCTGGTGTTGCTTGAAGGCTGGAAACGAAACGGGCTAACCGATCAACAAATAGCTGACAACATTGGAATTAACCGACGCACGCTTGACAAGTGGAAAGTCAAATACGGGCACATAGGGCGCGCTTTAAAAGTAGGACACGAAGCCGCTAACTATGCAGTTGAAAGCAAACTCCTAAAGAAGGCCATGTCGGGCAATACCACCGCCATGATATTTTGGCTAAAGAACAACTGGCGAGATAAGTACAACGATAGTGAGCTGTCGCCAGAGGAGCGGAAGCTTGCTATTGCTCGGATGCGGAAGCTTGATGCAGACACTCGTATTAGCGAAGCTAAAGCCAATGCCGTTGAGAAGCTGTCGAGTGCAAGTGATAAGAAACTCGATACCATCTTGGATAAGCTGATTGAGGAGGCACAAGACGATGGTGCTAAGGAATCTACTAACTGAGAAACAGGAACAGGTCCTGAAAAGTTACGTTAATGATAATTGGACTTACCTTATCTTGTCTGGTGCTGTTCGTTCTGGGAAGACTTACATTGATAACTATTTGTTTTTACTAGAGCTAAAGCGAATTGCAAAACTAGCAAAAGAACGGAAAGACCCACACCCGCAATACATTTTGGCTGGTTACTCATCCAACACTATTTTTACAAACGTTATTAACTCATTAGCTTCGCAGTTTTGGATAGATTTACCAGTCGACCGGCACGGGCATTATAGTTTGTTTGGAGTTGACATCGTGCCCGCTTACACCGGATCTGCTCGTGGTATGAATGCTATTCGTGGTATGACTTCTTACGGCGCATACATTAATGAATGCTCGTTAGCTACTCACGATGTATTTCAAGAAATCATTGACCGTTGCTCTGTGCCTGGTTCTCGGGTTATTTGCGACACAAACCCAGACAACCCAGAGCATTACTTGAAAGTTGACTACATTGATAACCCAGACCCGTCAATTAAGTCCTTTCATTTTACAATTGACGACAATCCAACACTAAGTAAGGATTACGTTAAGAACCTGAAACGAATTACTCCTAGTGGTATGTATTACGACAGGAGAATTAAAGGACTTTGGGTTAACGGTGAGGGCGTTGTCTACAAAGACTTTGACAAGCGCAAAATGGAAATTGAACCAAGTAAAGCACCAGGATTCACTAGGTATGTGGCAGGGGTTGACTGGGGTTACCAACACTATGGCTCAATTGTAGTGTTTGGTGTCACTGATGATGGTAAGTGGTATTTAGTTGATGAACGGACTAAGCAGTATAAAGAGATTAGATACTGGACTAATACTGCTCATCAACTACAAGGCAAGTACGGCAAAGATATGCCATTTTTTGCTGATACTGCTCGCCCAGAACACATTGACCATTTTAAGCATCATGGAATTAACGTTAAGTATGGCTGGAAGTCAGTTGTACCAGGAATCGAAATAGTATCGTCTCTGATGAAACAGGGACGATTTTTTATTGAAAAAGGTAAGACAGAGCGTTTCTTGAAAGAGATTTACAACTATGTTTGGGACGACAAAGCAAGCGATGCGGTAGTCAAGAAGAATGACGACTGCATGGACGCTTGTCGATATGCCATTGCAAGTTACATTCACTTGAAGGAACGTAAGACTTACCACCCTGATAGCAACAACCGTGAAGGCATTCTGCGTGGTATGAGAGAACTAGGATTGTAGAGGTGAAAGTGCAAATGGAAATGATGCAATTAGGTGATCCATTGCCGGATTGGTTTATGCAAGCAATGAGCAAAGGCCTAATAATTACCGACAAAAAGAATTACAACGGTCCATTTGATAGTAATATGAGCCAATTCTATGCCTATGTTTGGGACGGAAAAGAGATTAGGGTTGCAACTACTGGTGATTTTATATTGAACAACGGGAATGGAACATATAGTGTGCGAAAGCAAGGTGATTAGATGCTACAAGATAACCCAGATTTATATAACCGCTCAATTTTGAACGGTAAGCGATGGAACCCACAGGCTAATCAGACTTACGTAATGCCTGCTGATACATTCCATAAAGAATTTGACGGTGGGGATGCAAACTCAATTGCTGAGGTGGTTCAAAAGTTTGTTGAACGTCACTCAACAATTGATGCGCCTCGCATTGCTAAACTTCAACGCTATTATTTAGGCGATAACGATATTCATTATTGGCGAAACAACAAGTGCATGATGAATCGTGCTGATAACCGCATTGCGAGTGGTTTTGCCAAGTTCATTACTAACATGCGTGTCGGCTATATGTTTGGCAAGCCTATTCAGTTTAAATACAACGATGATGCCAATGATGATATTGACCAGACCATTGATGATGACCTGAAAGAGTTTAACCGCAAGAATGATGAGCAGTATCACGAAAAGGTTATGAAAACTAATCTTTCTGTTACTGGACGAGCTTACGAGTTGCTTTATTCTGGTGAAGCCGAAGAAGATGAAAATGGCAATGTGGCAACGCCTGACATTAAGATGCGGGCGATTGACCCTGCTACTGCGTTTGTGGTGTATGACACGTCAATTGACCAACACAGTCTATTTGGTGTGCGTTACTACGTCGTTAACTACGACAACCAAGAGCAATACTATATTGATGTTTATACCGCTGACACAACCTATCATTTCAAATCATCAACTACTAGTGAAGCACCTAATGGAGATTACACTTTGCTAAGCTCAGAAAATACTACATTTGGTGCTGTTCCATTAACTGAATTCATCAACAACGAAAACAAGACCGGCGATTGGGAAGCTAAGCTTGATGAAATTGATGCCTATGATTTAGCGATGTCAGAAATGGCAAACAGCGAAGAGGATTTCGCTAACGCCAAGCTGATGATTAACGGTGATTTTGACTTCTCAAACAACATGGTGGAAGTCAAGAATGCTGATGGTACGCCAGTGCTTGATAGCGAAGGCAATCCGGTTAGAGTGCCAAAGATTAGTACTAAAGACCCGTTCCTGTGGTTAAAGCCATCGTTCCATGACAACGCCAACGGAACAACGGTAGTTCCTTCGTCTGCACAGTACCTTACTAAACAGTTAAACGAACAAGGCTGGCAAACTTATATCAACCAGTTAATCACCGATATTCATAAGGACACCAACACACCCAACACAACCGATGATGCCTTCAGTGGTCAATCATCTGGTGTTGCACTAATGTACAAGCTGTTCGGCGAGGATCAAGAGCGATCAATGCAAGAAAGTTTGTACACTCGTGGTATTATGCGACGTTTGCGGTTGCTAGGTAACTTCTGGAAACATAACCAAGAAATTAATGATGCAGACGTTATGAACAACTACAAACCTGACTACACGCCTAACTTGCCACGGAACAACAGCGACATTGTTAATATTGCGGTTCAGCTTAACAATACCGGTCTGTTATCTGATCAGACTTTGCGTGAATTCTTAGCTACAGTTACTGGCGTATCTGCTGACGCTGAAGAGCAGCGCCTACAAGATGAACAGGAACAAGACCCTGACCAAAACACGACACCATTTGATGGTGCGCCACTACAAGGGGTTAACCCTGCTGATTTAGCTGAAGCAAAGCAACAAGCACAACAGCAAGGGCAGCAAAAGCCAATGAACCCTGTTGATTTTGTATCATCGCTTCAACAACAGCGTGGTGGTAACGATGCTAAGTAAAAAGCAACAGCGCCGCTTGATTCGATCAACCTACGGAACTAGTGCTCAATTCATTAGATCCATTAAGCGAATGTATCGTAATGCTGATCGACAAATTAAGGGCGAAATTAGTGCCTTTTTAGCTGATGAGGTCAATTGGTCAGCACCAGCGCAAAAAGACGATATACAGGACGCTATGGACGAATTACGAGGCTTTGATGATAGTGTTGCACCACTGGTAGCATTTTATGCTTCAAGCCTTGTGCTAGGACATCCAAAACAGTCTGACGTGCTTACTGCTAGAGTAGCGGTGCCAATGATTCGAGTAGGCCAATCACTTCACACAATGATGAAGCGGAATGGTACTAAGATACCGAAGGATGTCAGCAAGATTAGTAAGGCTCAACAAGTAGCCACGCCAAGCTTGCATCACATTCCATATAACTACGATGTTATGCTTCAAAAATCGGTATCACATACAGTGACACAGCGTGAGGGTATAGACGATAGAATTAATCAGCATATTCATCAAACGGTTACCCGCATTTGTAATGTATGCCAAGAAGCATCACAAGATACTGATGCAAAGAAGAATTACACCAAAGTAATTGATCGGATTCTCAACGGCAAGAACGGCTCTGGTGGGTCAGAAGCGCAAGCGGAAACCATTATGCGAACACAAACATGCCGTGAGCTTAACAACTCTACGATTGCTGACTTCTCGGCTCGTGGGGTTGAACAATATCGCTTCTTATCACTAGAAGCGATTAACTCATGCCAAGATTGCACTGAGCTTGATGGCAATGTTTATAACGTTGAGGACGCACAAGAAGGCGTGAACTTGCCACCCATGCACCCAAATTGTCAATGTTGGATTGAAGAAGTACAAGATACCACTGACGATTATTTAAACGGTGCTGATTTACCAATTAACGAAGACAGCGACTAGCTGTCTTTTTCTTTTCTAAGAAAAAGACAGAATTACTGGAACCCTTGTGTATCAAGCGGTTCCTTTTTTCTTGATTAAATTTTGACTTTGGCGGTCTGGAAGTCGTTAAAGAATCAGGCTTGTTTCGTCGCCGGACGTTAAACGAGTTTCGCTGGCGAGCGTTACACGCATAGGAGATTTAAACATGGAAGAACAAGAACAACCAAAGACAACTACTGAACAACAAGACAATCAACAAGGGTCAGAAAAAGAAGCTCAAAAGACTTTTACCAGAGATGAAATTGGACCAATGGTTGATAGTCAAGTTTCTCAGAAGTTGGATGCAAAGCTAGATGAAATCAATTCATCTTGGCAAAAAAAGCTGGATGATGCGGTGGCTAAGGCTAAAGAAGAAGGCAAGCAAGAAGCGGGGATGACTGCCAAGCAACTTGCTGAAAAGGAAGCTAGTGACCGTGAAGAAAAGTTAAAGCAAAAAGAAGCTGACCTTGCTAAACGGCAACAAGAATTAGATCACCGTGATCATATTGCTCATACCAAAGAATTACTAGCAAAAGACAATCTGCCAACGGATGGAGCTGAAATGCTCTTGGGTGAAACCGAAGAAGAAACCAAGAAAAACATTGAAAGCTTCAAGGGTTTGGTAGCGCAAGGCGTACGGAATGAATTGCATCGCTCGTCTGCTGGTAAAGCTCCACAAGCTGGTGCTCCTGCTCATCCACAAGCTCCAGAAAAGAATATGGCTGATATGACTTATGCAGAAATGCAAAAGTACATCGAAAGCCAACAACAAAACTAGAAAGGGAGATTAAATTATGCCTGCATCACCAACAAATTACACGCACTTTGCCGATATGCTGGACCCGCAAGTTTTGGCTCCAATGATCGGCGCACAATTACAAAAGCTTAACGTATTTTCATCAATTGCACCTGTTGACACCACTTTGGAAGGCCGTCCAGGTGACACTATCACGATTCCTAAGTACCAATTCACTGGTTCAGCTCGGGAATACGGTGAAGGTGAACAAATTGATTTTGATTCTCTTCAATACACTACTCAACAAGTCAAGATTAAGAAGATTGTATCTGCTTATTCAATTTCTGACGAAGCTGCTTTTCTTCCATACGGTGATCCGCGGACTGAACAAGCTCGTCAAATGGCGATGGCCCTGGCTACTTACGTTGACGATGATATTCTCAATACTGCCAAGACCGCGCCGCTGAAGGTTACTGGAAACACACCAGATCAAGTCGACCTGATCGACAACTTGGAAGATACCTTTGCTAATGCCGCTAACGCCGTTGAAGGTGCTACCTACCCACAACAGGGTGTCCTGTATGTTTCCTACAAGGATGCTGCATCATTGCGTAAGGCCGCAGGTGACAACTGGACTCGTGCATCTGATCTGGGCGACAACATTCTGGTCAATGGTGCTTTTGGTGAACTGCTTGGCTGGGAAATTATCCGGACTGCTAAGTTGACTAAGGGCCATGCTCTTGCTGTAAAGCCTGGCGCCATGAAGACGTACATGAAGCAAGCCCCACAAGTCTACACATGGTACGATGGTGACCACCAGATCAACAAGACGTCCACCACCGAATACCTTGCTACATCAATCTACAATGATGCTCTGCTGGCAACGGTTGGATTCAGTGGCTCAACTGCTTCGATTTCAACTCCTAGTTCAACCGCTTCTAGCTCGACTTCGGGTTCTAACAAGTAAAAGTAAAGGAGGTAGACCAGCGTGGATACTAAGCAACTGCTAGAAACGGTCAAGGTCGATAAAGGCATTACTGACGATAGCCTTGATGGGATTTTGACCAACTTCATTGAGCAGGCTTCTGATATGGTCTGCCTTTATGTTGGAGAAGATACTTTACCGGAAGTCCTAAAGGTTGTTGTTATTCGTATTACTGAGGCACATTACGTGCAGTCAATGACTGACGCTGACGGTGCTAAGACGTATTCAGAAGAGGGTGCGAGCTGGTCGTTCCAAGATAATGAGCTAGAACCGTACATCCCCTTGCTGGAGCGCTACCTTGCTAACCAAAATACCGGTAGTAAAGGTGGTGTCTGGTCATGGTAAGAATGATCCCGATTGTTATCGGTCATAAGCAAGTAACTCAAGGTGTGTTGGACGACACTGAAACATGGACGTATGAAGTAGTGAGAGCACATGTCACGGAAGTTAACGGAGCACAAGTTCAAACTAATCTTTTTGGTAAGCAATTCAATATGACTTGGGTTGCTCGCATTCATGGCAACGTCAAGGCTGATTCAGTGTCATTTATGCAAAACGGTGTACCTGATGACAAACTGGAGAAAATGAAAGTTATCCAAGTCCGTAAACACGCTACACGAACGGATATTTACTTCTCTAGTGATATGGAGGTGAACGCTAATGGGTTGGAATAACGATAACATCCCCGAGATTGATATTAATTACGATGATTCTCAAATGAAGCACACTATGGCTAATATCTCGGCCATGCTGGATAAGAATGGTTTTGGGGATGCCGGTGCTAAACTTCGTAACATGACGGCTTCGGCTTCTTATAACGGTGAACGTGCAGTTAACAAGATGGCTGAACAGACCACCAGTGAAGTCCGCAACCTTATGAGAGAACGTCAGTATCGTCAACCAAGTTATCATCCAGGTGTTAAAGCGTTTGACCGCAAAGCCGATACTCAACACATGGTTAATAACTTAAAAGACCATGTTGACGGTAATAAGCATCGCATTTATACGACTGCTACTACTGCTACTAATGGTGGCTACAACTACTCACAAGCGTTCGAGTTTGGATTGCTCACTCGTAATTATCCTGCTCATCACCCGTTTCAGGATGCCGCTACTCATCTTGGGCTAAATCAAATGAACGGTTCTTTTGATGATGAAATTGATCAAGCAATCAGAAAGGGGTTTGACGCATGACGGAACCACCTTTCGTGGCGATTTATGAGTACCTGATTGAGGCTATTAATAAATCAGGTGTAAGAACCTTGTCAGCGTCTAAGGATGTTGCAAAAGAAATGCCGGTTTGCCGGGTACAACTGTTATCTAGCGATTCCACTAATCAGTTTTCAAATGCTCGACAATATGGCTATTCTTTCCAGATTGATGTTGTGGACGCTCAAAATAAGCTTCAACGTAGCTTAATGAATGCGTATCAGATTATGCAGATATGCCGTCAAGTCCGCATTCCGGGTTATGCTGTGGGGCATGATGAACCATCATTAACATCAATGGTTGATAGTTCAACTAATCAGATACTTAATCGTCAAATTATCAGAATTAATTACAGTGCAATCGAAACGACAGCTTTTTAGTTGCCGTTTTTTTATTTTGAGAAAGGAATGAAAAATTTATGAGTGATGATGCACAAAAACCAATCGTAGAAGCTCAATCATCAGATAAGGTTATGTACTACTACAAAGGCCCTTGGGAGCCTATGAGTAATCCCTGCCATGTTTTAGGGATTCAAGGTGCTTCTAGTGGTACAAACACGGCTACTTTGGGTACTACACCAACTAAGCAAGCCAACATCAAGGATACTGGTTCAATTAACCAACAACGGGTTGTTAACGTTGTTATGACTAAGGGTGGCAACATTCTTACTGACGTTGCTCGTGACCTTTATTACATTTGGGAACACAAGTTGACCATGCTTCTGTGGCGTGTTGACTGGAACACTTTACGAGTTGAAGACGGCAAGCAAGTTGTTAATGCCGAATTTTCCGAAGTTAAGATTTCTGCACTTCCAGAAACTGAAGCACTGAACACAGCTGTTGCTCAAAACGTAACCTTTGAAGTTACCGGCATTGCTCGTCGTTATGACGAAAACGGTAATCCATTTGTCCTCGGTCCTGAAGACTTTGATAATGGTATGTTCTCTGACGTTATTAAGTTCTATGGCTTCACTAAGCCAACACAAGTCGGTGCTGACAGCAATGGCAAGCTTACCACTACCGCAAGCACCAATGATGACAATGCAGGTGATTCAAAAGGCACAGTGCCAATGAATCAAAACATGACCGCTGGCAGTGGGTCTGCACCTGCATCACATACGCCTAGTTTACCGAGCCCAAGCCATTCTTAATGGTTAATAGGAACTAATAAATCAGTCGCCTACGAAATACACAGTACGCAACACGGGCGGCCAATGGAGGAATTTACATGGATGAATTAGAAATTAATGGTAAGACCTATCCGATTAAGTTTAATCACCGATTCTATGATCGTGTCGTTGAAGATTTTGCTAAGAAACACAAGGATTCTAATGTTGATGGTTTTAACAACCTGATTAATGGCTTAATCATGGAAGATCCAGATGCAGTGGTTCGTGCATATCGGTTTGCTTGCCAAACGAAGTCATTACCAAGTGCTAACGACGTTGCAAACGCCCTTGATGAACAAGGCATTTTCGATTCAGATGACATCTTTAATGATGTTTACAAGGAGATTAAGTCTAGTGGTTTTTTAGCACTGAAGATTCGTCACTTGTTGACTTCACTAAAGCAAATTTGGAAAGAATCAGAAGTCGCCTTACAAGTAGTCAAGGAAAACACGACCAAGGGACATCAAAAGGAAATCCAACAGGCGACAACCGAAGTAGCAATCAACGAACAAGCATACGAGCTAGCCAAGAAACAACTAGCCGAGCTTGGCAAGTAGTTGATGAATTTCATCAAGCAATGTTGAATCTACTGCGAGAAATGAATGAAGCAGTGGGCAAGACAATGCCAAGTGAAGTTTATGATTTAACACCAAAAGAAGCAGATTACATTTTAGCCGGCGGTTATCAACGAGCATATAACGCTCTGATTGATAACCGTTTTGTTGTAGCTAATACTCCGGTAGCTGTCGGTTTCTATGATCCTAACTCAGATAACGGCAATGCAGAAGCTGACTTAAAGAAACGTCAAAAAGCAATTGCTTCGATCACTGATAAAAAGATTAAGAAACAGATGGATGAAGAACAGAAGAAGCAACAACGCTTCATGGACATCTTTATGTAGAAAGGAGGTAGAAGTATATGAGTGCAATTATTGCTGAAAAGCAGATTGTCGTTAAAGCCATTGATAAAGTCACTGAACCAGTGGCACAGATGAATCAGCGATTAACTAACCTAGTGCATAAGTTTGAATCGCTTGATCAGCGTATGCAGGCTGGTGCTAGTGGTCAACAATCATTTAAAGCATCCCTTAATGAAGTGAAAGCTTCTGCCTCTGAAACAGCCGAAGCACTCAACAAGATTCATGATAAAAAAGTCGAAGTCAAGGCGGACACGGGAGAAGCTAACGCTAAAGTAAGCGAGTTTGATAAAAAAGTTGCTGAACTAGGCGGACGTAAACCGGTTGTCAAACCTGAAGTAAATGACAGTCAAGCCAACGAAAAGTTAACTCGCTTCCAGCGTATTATGCAGCGTTTCCATTCACCGCTTATTAAGCCAAAGATGGACACTACACAGGTTGAAAGTGGAGCAAAACGTGTTGAAAATGTTGGCCATTCATTAACTAAGAGTTTTGTTTTCGGTGGCATGATTACCAACGGTATCAACGCTGTTGCAAATGATTTAAAGAATTGGGCCACACAAGGATTTGAAGCTGCTAAATCTGGTGCTGAAGTTGCTGAACGTTGGAAAAACCTAGGCATGACCGATAAGCAAGTCAAACAAGTAGGAGCTTCAGTAAAAGAACTGAAAGAAAACTCTAATTTGTCTGGTCAAGCTGTCGGTAACTTAGTAACTCGGTTCTATGGTTTTACTGGTTCCGTTGCTCGTGCTCGCGAGCTTGCTACTGGTGTTGGTTCCTTGGCCGACAAAATGAAGCTTTCTGGTGAGCAAGCTGATGCCTTTGCTAATGGCTTAACTCGGATTGAAACGTCTGGGAAAGTTACTACTCAATCATTAGGACGGCTTGAAAGATCAGCGCCTGGATTGACTAAGGCATTACAACAAGCTTCCGGTATGTCGAAGAAGTCGTTTGACGAGTTACTATCATCTGGCAAGATGACTAGCGATCAATTCAATGACATCTTGGCAAAAGCTTCTAAAGACTGGAAAGAAAACTCCAGTGAATGGAACAAAACTGCTGATGGTGCGTTACACCACATGCAAGTTGAATGGGCTGATACCAAGAAAGCTCTCATGGCTCCCCTGGTAAAAGTTTCTGCTACCGGGCTAAGTGCTTTAAGCAAGGCGCTAGACAACAAAGAAACTCAGCACGCTATTACCCAACTTGGTCAAGGCATAGCTAATGTTGCTAAAGCAATGGCTAATTGGTTAACGCCACAACATGCTAGAGATTTAGTTACTATGCTTGAATCGCTCACTCGAATTGCTGGTGTGATTGCAAAAGGCGCTTGGAAGTCATTTGAACTCATCATCAGAGCATTAACGGCACCATTTAGATTGTTGAGTGGAAGCACTGGTAAAACTGGTGACGGTTTCGACAAGTTAGCCGATGGATTAGACCACATTAGCAAGAACAAGATCGCTATGACTGTTCTTGAAGGCATTGGCGGAATTTTAATGACCCAGTTTGCTTATGGAAAGCTATTTAAGATTGCTGATGCGTTGGGGCTCGTTGATAAAGGATTACTCAGCATAGGCAGAGTTAAATTTCGTGGTCATTTGTTTAAGGACCTAGAAAATGGGTTACAAGGGCTTTCAAAATTTAAAATCAATCCTGCTAACTGGTTCAAAGGTGCAAACTTCTCCTTTATTGGTAAAGGAATTGCTACCAAGCTTGCTGGTGGTATCTCTATCGGTCTTGGAGCTGTTGATATTCTGCGAGGATTAACTGGCTCTCATATCCATAATCGAGCAAAGATGATCGGTAAAGGTGTCGGAACGATTGCTGGTACTGCTGCCGGTATGGCATTAACTCCTGTTTTGGGGCCTTTTGGTCCAATTGTTGGTTCAATGCTTGGCGGTGCAATTGGTGGCAAAATTGGTCCTGGAGTTTCTAAAGCTTTCAAAGGAGCTATTAACTTCTTCAAAGACATTCTTAAAGGTGACTGGAGCGGTGCTTTTAGTGGCATTGCGAAGGGCTTTAAGTCTATGTGGAAGAATGTTACTGGTTGGGCTAAAGATACTTGGAAGAAAGTTAAGGACTGGTGGAACGGTACTGATACTTCGGATAGTAAGTCTAGTTCTAGCAAGTCTAGTGAGCCTTCTCAAAAGAAGATCCGTTCACTTGGTGGTAACCACTATTCAAAGACTGATATTGCTAACGTTAAAGAGATGAACCGGGCAATCATTGCCTACACGCAATCTCTAAAGACATTAAAGCAGGTAATCAAGCGTAATGACCCAACAAAGCAACTGAACACCATGAACAAACGTCTAAAAGCGTTCGTTAAGGAATTGCAAAAAGAAATTAAGCCCCTCAACAAGGCTTCCAAAGATTTCAAGACGTTTGGCAAAGCCACTAAGACAATGGCCAGCTCTATTAAGAGCCTGACTGGCAAGCATGGATTAGGTGAGTTTGACAAGGACATTTCCAAACTAGATAAGGACATGAAACATTCTAAAGTCGGTGAATACTTTGAACGATTGGCAAAGTCCATTAAGAAGTCAAAACTAGCCGATGAATTTAAGTCACTTACCAAGTACCTGACTTTGATGGTCAAAGATTGGGAACACCTTGTTAAGCCGTTAAAATCAGCCGAAAAAGAATTCCAGAATTTTGAAAAAGTTATTAGCAAGCTTTCAAACAGGAAGACTGGTTTATCGAAGGTTGATACTGATTTAAAGACTTTATCCAAGGACTTAGTTAAATACAACTTTGCTAAGACTTTATCTAAGCAAATGCAAGAAGCTAACAAAGCTGTGGGTAAGCATGGCTTTGTTAAGCAATTTGATGGCATGGTTCGTTCTGTTGAAGCGGATTTGAAGTCGTTTAATAAAGCTTTCTCTCGTGAATGGGATTCCGTTTGGAGAAACCTTGATCGTGATGTTCGTCGCGCATTAAACCGTGCTGATGAAGCTGAATCACGTGGATTTAGCTCTTTGCGTTCCACTGAAAGCCGTTTTGCATCTGGATTTAGACGGTCATGGAACAGTTGGTTAAACAGTGTCGTTAGTGCCTTTAGAAGTGGCTTTAACAGACTTCCTGGAATTGCTTCTAGGTCAATGTCTGAAATCGTTAGCCGCTTAAATAGAGGAATTAGTGGCATTAACAAGGTCATTAGTGATTTTGGCGGTGACAAGAAACTTGGCACGATTAGCTATGCTCACGGTACATTAGTTCATCCAGGCGGTAAGGCAATTATTAATGATGGACTAACGCCTAACAAAACTGAACTAGTTTATCAACCATCAAAAGGCTGGAGCACAGCTGTAGGGCAGAATGTTGTTCGTGATCTTGAAGTTGGTTCAATGGTCATTGATGCTCCCCACTCAACGCCTATACTTGGTCGAATTGGTTCGATGATTCCACACTATGCTAGTGGTACTTTATCCGATGATGAAATGGATAAAATTGCTGAATCATTCATGGATAATCCAGTGGTTGCTTCACGTAACTTGATGCTAAAACTCACCAATTGGTCATCATCTGTTCCTTTGATTCCTTCATTTGGTAAGTCTTTGGCGATTGGCTTTTCTCGTGGAATTGCTAATGTCTTAAAGGACTTACTGGGGATTATTAAGGAACCAATTAATGGTGATTGGACGCCTGTTATCAAGTCGGCGTTTAGAGTATTACATATGCACCCGGCTCCTTGGATGATTGCCAAATTTCTAAAGCAGATTCAAACCGAATCCGGTGGGAACGAAGGCGCTATTGGTGGTACTGACGGTTTACCAGATGGCCATGCTACTGGTTTACTTCAATTCAAGCCTGGGACATTCCGTCACTGGGCCGTTGCACCATATGACCACATTATGAAGGGCTTTGATCAAATCGTTACTGCTATCAGAGTTCTGATGGCCGGTGGCGAAGGCGGTTGGAGTAACTTTGGCATGGGTCACGGCTGGGCTAACGGTGGTCACATTACTTCTGAAATGCTTGGACGTGTTGGCGATAATGCGGAGCATGATGAGTATGTAATCAATCCATATAACAGCCAATCCATACCGCTTATGCGTGACGCTTTGAAAACAATGGAAAATGTTCATCCTGAATTGCGAAGCACTTCAACCAGTACAGCATTCAATGCTCAAGTAGTGGAACTGCTAAAAGAAACAGTTACTACTATTAAAAATCTGCATCTTCAACCAGTCCTACCTGTTGACGAAACTCGTCGCATGATTAGTAAAAAAGATGCTCATGACTATGCGCTGATGAAAGGATAGATAAGATGATAGACGTCTTTTCAAAATCAAAAAGTATAAAACATGCTTATCCGTTCCTAAGTCCTACCAGCATTGGGCGGGAAAGCTTAGATAAATACTTACCATTTGAACCAATTGAATTTGCAATTAGCAAAGACGGTAAAGAGTGGACTAGCTGTTTTGACATACCTGATTTAGATATTGTCTACTGCTACCGTGCACCTGATGTTCAACCAGCTACTTATACCGATAATCTCAAAAAGGTGGGTTTACAAGATGGTTCTCGCCTCTTATCAACTTCGTACACTACACGTGAAATGAAGATGAACATACGAATTGAAGGAATAAATGAAAGCGATGCGATGCTTGCTTATGATGCGTTGCAGCGCTTTTTAGTTTCCCGCAACGCTTACTGGATTTGCTTTTCGAACTGGGCACAACGAATGTATTATGTCCGGTCAAAAATAGCAGCGCCTAATTTTTTGAGTGAAAAGGTTATTATTTGCGAAGTAACCTTTACTGACCTTATCGGATTAAGCCGAAGCATTGGTACCTCACTAGACTATGAAGACACCAATGGCTTTGGTAATAAAACAACCGTTGATCCGTTGCAGTACACCTTTACTGAAAATTCATTCAAGGTTAGCAATCTGTCTGATACTATCATTGATCCTGAACGCAGAGGGCACCCGTTCAAGGTAACACTTGAAGGTAAATCTTCGGGTAACATGAAAATTACCAACAAAACAACCGGTGACTCTGTAACTAGGACGGGTATGCTTCAGACTAATAAAGATGGCACGAAATTAGCGGGTAACTCTAGTTTTAACGGTAAATTCGTAATTGATGGTGTTCGAGCAACATTAAACGGTAAGTCTGATCAGATGCAATGTGACGACGGTGTTCTTACTTTACAACCAGGAATAAACGATTTTCAGGTTGACAACTTTTCAGGTAAAATCACATTTGATTTTCCTTTCTGGTGGCTCTCATGAGTAGAGATGTTTTGATTACCGATAATCTTAATAACAAAGGTGGCAGTAATGAAGAACGGCTTGATTACAATGACATGTACAATTCATTTAAAGTCAACATGCAACTGAACTCAGCCTATGAGATATCATTTACCGCTACCTATACTGAGCAGTATAAGGATGCTTATAACATGCTCAAAATGGGACGAGGCGTCTGGTATGACGATAAAGAGTACTACATTGAGCAGTTAGAAAACGGACTTGATGAGAATGGGCTTGCCACAATGCAAGTTACGGCACATGCTATTCTGATTGATTTAATGAAAAACATTCGTATTGACCCCAAACAACCAACTGAAGACAACCCTGAAGTTAGCGGTGATAGTTCATCGTCTGACAGTAGTGGTGATGATTCTTCAGGTGGATCTGATACTCCACAAATTGGTACAGTTGTTAAGAAAACCGATGAACAGCAAACACATACTCTTCAAGAGTTACTGGATCAGTTCTTCAAAAACAACGATCAAGGAATTACCTATGAACTACATGGTAACTTTCCAAAACTCGCGCTGGATTGCTCTGGTTCCTTGTATGAATGGCTGGGTAGTAATCTAGCTTCGTTTGGTGCTTACTACATTCCAGATAACTATGTGCTTAAAATTTACGACTTAGATTCATTGAAGTCGCCTACGGATGTTCAAATGCGTTACTTAAACAACGTTACCAGCGTTGATATACAGTCGGACGGTAATGACTTCTATAACGACTTTGATGTCTATGGTGGGAAGATGGAAAAAGACATCACTACTGGTGGTAGTGGCAATGGTGTTAATGAGCCGGTAAATGGTGACTGGACACCAGTTATTCAGAATGCTGCTAGTTTAGTTGGTGAACACCTTTCACAGAGTGACATTAGTCTTGTACTAGCACAGATTAACCTTGAGTCACGTGGTCAAGAAAATGCTCATGGTGGCGATGATGGCCTTTCTGATGGAATTGCGATGGGACTATTGCAATTTAAGCAAGGGACCTTCAATTACTATTGTCGTCCACCTTATACAAATATCTGGCACGGCCTTGATCAGATTATCGCTTTATTCAACGTCCCTGGCTGGCGTAATCAAATTACCGGGCATTCCGGTTGGTCTCCACACGGAGCACCAGTTTCTAAGTCGCCAATTCAAGCACAATCAACAACATCAACGGCAGGAGCTAACAACATCGTTAGCTTTTGTCGTTCTTTTGTTGGAAAAGTGCCTTACGTCTGGGGTGGCTCCACCACTTCAGGCTGGGATTGTTCAGGATTTGTATGTTATGTTCTGAACCACTTTGGTATTCAGACACCACGAACCAACACAGTTGGACTGGAAAGCAAAGGAACGATAGTAGGGCCACCTTATCAAACTGGTGACTTGCTCTTTTGGGGTCCTCGTGGTGGAAGTTATCACGTGTCAATTGCAATGGATGCAACTTACCGTGTTGGTGCTGATAATTACACAGATGGGACGGTTTACCGGACAATCGCTAGTTGGCCTCCGAGCTTTGCGGTTCGAGTACCGGGCTTCGGTGGTGGAAGTGCTACTAACGCAGATGGTGATGGTTCAACTTCAACTACTACCGAAACGTATTACGCCCTGCACTATCACTATCACGACCAAGATAGCGTTGATAAGTTCGGACTTCATAGAGGACCACAAGTGCTAGCCGATTCAGTCTATGACATGGATACGTTGAAGCAGTACGTGAAAAATACTGTGACAACTGATCCCCCAACAACGATTGAAAATAATGAGATTGGCATTAATGACTTACACCTAGGAAACACTTGCAAAGTAATTGCTCCTGAAGTGAATATCAGTCAAATGATGACGTTGATGGGAATTAGTTATAATCCTTTCCAACCAAATAGTGATGTCACCCTGACTTGGAACAATACCGGATTAGCACTGAAGAATGCCATTTATGCTCTGTACCATGACATTCACGAAACCAATAATAAGATTGCTCCAAATAACTCTTATGGTGCTATTGGGGCAAAGCTGGAGGACCACTTTAAGAATGTTGAGTCACAAAAACAGACTGAATTGTCAAAAGGGCAGGCTAATCGTCCGCCTTTGTTAAACCCGTCTCAAGTGGCTTCAGTTGATGCGTTTGTAAACAGTTAGGAGGAATTTGATGTCAGAAAATACTAATAAAGAATCAGTTCTTCTTATTGCGATGGATAAGGGCATTGATAGTGAAACTGGTCAGTTAGGTTATGGATATTCCCCTGATAACGGCCGTACCTTCTTTGTTACGAATACGATAAAAGGTCGGAAGTTCAGGCAGGAAGATGCGGACCGACTATGGAAGTTTTTAAAGCCAATGATTGAAAAATTAATGACAAAGAAATTCAAAAACGAATTTATGAATGAAATCAAAGCAGAAATAAGCAATGATTCTTCTGAAAAAAAGAGTGAGGAGGGATGATGATTGGACCTACATACTGATGATTTTCCACTTTCTTTAAATCGAAAGTTCTATGACAACATGATTGGTAACTTCAAGCAGATTAAAGCCGAAGATGCTTCAGACGATGCCGATCGAAAAAAACTATACCGAAAAGTTAGTGCTCTTGAAAATCAGGTAAAGCAGTTGCAATCCGACAACAAAGATCATGAGAAGCGGCTCAAAAAGATTGAGAAGCTTCTTTTTGGCTTTGAAAGAGTTTCTGTCACCGATCCATCAGACGACATTAAAGCGAGTCAACCAGCGGCCGTTGAAATTAGTGATACCGATGGTATAGACAATGATTCGGTTACAACAGTAACGATTAATTAGAAAAGGAGGTATAAAATGCCAGTACAAATTAAACATAACAACGGCGGTAGCTTCTACCACATTGCAATTGATATTGCCAAAGAGGGAGCTCAGCTCTTCGACCTTACCCCTTATGTCAAGGGACGGGTTGGCGACAACAACTTTGGTCTGCAGATTGATTGGTACCGTCAAGGGCAGCTCATGAACGTTAATGGTGGATATAAGCCAGTCATTGACGGTTTAGTTGGTAACTACTCGTTTGATAAGAACGACAACCTGAAAATGGCTGATGATGCTAGTGTTGTATATTCAGAAGGAAAGCCCGATGATTGTGGCCCAGCTGGTCAAGTAACCTACTACTTCCCAGAGCAGATGTTCCCTAAAGAAGGTATCTTCAAAGGTTACCTGGGCTTGGTTGATGACAAAGGCAACCGCTACTCTGGAGTTGATATTTGGTTCACTGTTTTAGCTGATAATGCAAGAATGGGTATTGCCTGTGACTTCTATATCAGTAAGCTTGAAAAAGCCATTGCTACAGCGGAAGAGGATTTAAAGACTGCTAAGAAGTCCATGCAAGATGTGGTTGACGAGTTCACCGCTAAGATCAATGATTTAACTAGTCGTCTAACAACACAAGTTAATCAAGATCAGGCTGCTCTTGATGCGTTGGAGGAAAAAATTAAGCAGGATGGGCTGTTTACGGAAGATGAAGCCGACGCGTTTAAAAAATCGATTCAAAAGTTGATTGACACACAGGTCGAAGACCTTAAAACTCTAACCGATAAAGTTAACTCAAACGAACTATTACTATCTGGATATAATGTGTGTGATTTTGGAGCGGTCGGTGATGGTGAAACTGACGACACAGTTGCAATTCAAAAAGCTATTACTCAGGTAGCCCTTGACTGGAAGAAGGACAACTTCAAGACCAATTTAGTTGTAATGCCAGCGGGACGGTATAAAGTGACTAACTCAATTGTATTGCCTCCGTATGTTAAGTTAGTTTCTGCAGGCCTTGTTACGATTGAATCGTACTTGACTAATGGAGCTACCATTCAAATTAAGTGGCTTGGAGATGACGATCCAGACATTACCGGTAAAGGCCTCAGTAACGCTTATCAATTGCAGGATTGGCAACGTGGTTACATTATCGAAGGGTCACGTGGAGGATTTTCACTTGTATCAAAGGTTAAAAATGATGATAACGTTGGTATTGAGGTTGGATTCCACTCTGACAAGGAGCGAGGATCTTCAAACTTAAAAAACGTTGCACGATCAGGTTTAAACAATATTTCCATCGGGAATTATGGAGTAGGCTTGCGCTTGAACGGCCTTGATCTCTTTATCTTTAACTTTGTCAACATGCATATTGAATATAACAAGATTAATGTCCAGAACATGTATGTTGATGGTGGAGGAAATTACGGGGAAAACATCTACTTTGATAGATGTGTAATTGCCAATGGTGACATCGGAATTGATCAAACTTCTGGTGGCTATGATATGACCCTTAACGAATGTTCACTGGGACTAAACAAGCTAGCAATTAGTAATTCTGATTACTCTAACAACAACATAACCATTATCGGGGGCAATCTCGAAGGAAACACTCTAATTTATGATGCTTCAAAAGGATCTATTTATTGGCTAACATCGCTTAACATTATTTCTACAAATATCTATATTAGGCCAGACAAGGCAAGCTCTTTAACTATGTTTAAAGGGCCGTTAATCCTTAATCTCGATAATCCTTATATTATTAGTACTTTAGAGCTGAACCACCCTGAATATTTATGTGATGAAAAGGTCTTCGTTACTTATAATCGGAATCCAGTATTTGCACGTACAACTTCTCAGCCTATTTTTATTACTGAACGAGATAACGCCTTATTCTATGGAAATGACATTGCCAAGTTGCCTTTCAAAACTGATAACGGCTACGGAAAATTGGCCACTAAAGATAATGGGCTTTCTCCTGAACTACAGGCTGCTGGCTTTACTTCAAGCTTTAAGTACACGAGGTCGGATGCTGATGATAAAAATTGGGATTGGATCCGGCCTGATCAAAAGATTGATGTTAGAAATAAGTCAACGTTCTTTCTAGAACTATTTGGGTTAGCACATTTGGATTCAGCTAACATTAACTTTGCAATTAGCTTCTATGATCAAGCAGATAAGTTAATCAAGAGCAAACAATTTTATGCAGGAGTTACTCCTGATAAAGATAAAGTGCTCTATGGTCATACCCCGGCTCAGCCTATCCCGGTTGAAGCTGCTAGTGCTACGATTGGTGCTTCTGCTTCATGTACAACAAATGGTGCTAGTTTTGAATTTGCTTATCTTGGATTGGAGATGGAATAATGATCAAGTTTACTGAAAAGCCAGCTACATATGACGTTCCTTTACCAGATGATTCAAAAGATTTTAAACAAATGCTCAAACAGCAGGCTCAGCAAATTGCTCTTTTGCAAAGCATGGTAATGCAGCAAAACCAAGCAGGGGTGAAGTTGCAAGCGGCAAATCAGCAACAAACTGATCAAGTCAAGCAGCTACAGCAGATGTTCATGGTTGCTAATCAACAACAAGCCGTTGAAAAATCAGAGGAGGCAAAAGTACAATGATGAATCAAGTACAAATTCTGCAAATGTTCTGGAACGACTGGGGTAACCACGACCTTGGCTTCTATAAGGTTTATGTTCAATGTGGTGCAATCACTAAGGACGACTACAAGAAAGTTACTGGTCAAGATTATGAAGCAGTGACCGAAACTCAACCTGCTTAGTAGCACACCTAGTCGCCTATGAAATACACAGTACGCGAGGGCGGCTAATAATTTAATAATTATTAGTAACATTTATCTCCCATTCAAAGTTATAATGATTTTATCAGGGAGAGATAATACATGATATTAGAATTTACAAAGACTGTATGTAGTTTGCAAGATTTTATACAGACAGTTATAGATTATAGGAAAAAGAATAATATTGATGATGATGCAGAATTATGGTATAGAGGGCAAAAAAACGAACATTGGGGATTAATACCTACACTTTATCGTAAGAGACAAGATAGAATCCCAAAATATAATATTTATGACGAAAAAAATAATACTATTAAACCAAATGTTGGTAAAATAGGGCAAATAAAGGCAACAAATATTATTGATTTTAGAAACGAACTAGGGATTTTTATCTCGCAAATAAAAAACAGTGTCAAAGTAAAAGGCTTTAACAAGTTCCACTATATGATGCTTGGACAACATACCGGTTTATTAACTCCTGCATTAGATTGGACAGCTGATCCTCTAATCGCATTGTTTTTTGCACTAGATGGTTATCAAATTAAGCCTAATAAAGACAAACAAGTTGATTTATGTAAACCAGTAGTTCATTTGATAAAGCCATGGAAATTTTTAAGGGATAAGAAAGATGGAGAAAACTCTATAAATGTTGATAATCTAACTGACAATGATTTCAAGAAAATGTTTAGTGACATTAATTCAACTAATTTAACCCTGCCCATTCCAATTTCGACCGAATTAAATATTTCAAGCAGGTTATTCAGACAAGTTGGCAGATTTACTATACAAGGCCCAATGATGCTAGCACCAATTTGGTATAGAGGTCGTAAAGATTTTGCAAATGGTGAGTATGGATTTACCATAATAATTCAAAGAGATGGAATTCAAAAAATGAAGAAAGAGTTAAATGCCTTAGGGATTAATGAACAATCTATATACGGTTCGGATCCTTATGGAATTTCTAAAATTGCTGAAGAGGCTTCCAAAAAAGCCAATCAAAAATATTCCATATCGTAATTGAGTATAAAAAAACGTCCTATCAAGGGCGTTTTTATTTTACGTAAATTTAGGGGGTGAGTGAATGCATCATGTTATGGGATATTCACTAGACGAATGGATGGCAATTGCCACCATTTTTTCGATTGCCGGCGGGATATTCATTTGGCTACTTAACGTTGCTATAAAAAACGGTACGGAAAATTTATCAAACTCAGTTAAAAGGCTGATTAATCAGATTCATGCTTTGAGTCACACTATTAATGCAATTCAGTCAAGTGCTGATCGAACAGCCGAACGTGTCGATAAACTAGAAGATCGCTTTGAAGAGCATATCGGTGAGGCTAAGGTTAGAAATACTCGCATCAAGAACCTGGAACAAGAAGTTTTTAAGAAAAAAAGCAGGTGAGAACATGGATAAGTTAAAAAAGTCAATTGTTAATAAATTTATGAATGCAGACGGCACGATCAATAAAACGGTTGTGGCGTCTTTTATTACACTGTTAATCGTATTGGTTCAGCAAATTATGATTGCTTATGGTTTTTCTTATGGCCACTGGGATCAAATTGTAGCAATTATTAATACGTTGTTGACATTACTTGGCCTTTGCGGATTTGTTGAAGGTAATGGGGAAGTCGAACCTCCAACTAACGAAAATCTCAAAGTAACAGCTCCTCAGCAGAAAGACGGTGACAATAATAATGAAGCACAAACTAAGTAAAAAAATTGCGGTTGCGTTTGCAGCCGCTTTTTTAATGGCCCCGGTCACAACTGGCACTGTTGAACTGAACAGTCAGTACTTACCAGTAGTTAAGGCTGCCAAAGGCGATCATGGTGTCGACTGGTCAAAGTACCAGGGTACCAACGGAGTTTGGGGATACAACAACGATAAATTTTCAATTTCTCAGATTGGTGGAACAACAACCGGGTGGAATCTTTATGATCAATGGACCTATCCAACACAGGTTGCTTCAACCATCGCACAAGGTAAACGGGCTCACACATATATTTGGTGGCAGAATGTTACTACTCAATCACAAGCTGATTATGTTCTGAATTACTTTTTACCTAAAGTACAAACGCCTAAGGGTTCCATAGTTGCGCTTGATGTTGAATCAGGGTATCAAAACACAGCTGTACTAGATTACGCGTTAACTCGCATTAAGAATGCTGGCTATACACCAGTTCTGTACGGTTATAAGAATTACCTGATGAACAACACCAACTTGTATTATTTAGCAGGTAAGTATCAACTTTGGTTAGCAGAATATCCAAACTATGCTGTCACGCCTTACCCAAATTACAATTATTTCCCATCATTCAATAATGTTGGCATCTTTCAATTTACTAGTACATATATTGCTGGCGGATTGGATGGTGATATTGACCTAACCGGGATTACTGATAATGGATATAAGAATGGCAACCCTCAGAAGCCACAAACAACTACTCCAGCTGTTAATGCTGGTAAGCAAATCCATCAAGATACCCATACATATGTTGTACGTTCTGGCGATTCCTGGTGGGCAATTGCCAATCGTTACCACATGAGTATGTACGCTCTTGCCCAATTGAACGGATGCACAATTCAAACGGTAATTCATCCAGGACAAGTCCTTCGGGTAGCTGATAGTGGTCAGGGTGCGAAGGTAAGCAACAAGGTACAACAGCCAATTGCCCAACCTAATCAATCAACTTGGCGAGATAATTTAGGCGATACCTGGCATTCAGAAAAGGGTACCTTTACTCTTAATAGCTGGGTTAACTTGCGCTGGGGTGCTCGTACAAGCTCTAGCTTGATTGCTACGTTAAGACCTGGGTCACAAGTGAAGTATGATGCTTGGTCGTACCACAATGGCTACACGTGGATTCGTCAACCACGAGCCAACGGTTATGCATATATGGCTGTTCGGAATTCAAGTGGACCATTTGGATCTTTTAGTAATTAAACCAATCTAGAAAGGAAGCGAAAAAGCTTCCCTTTTGAATATAACAGCCCGACTGGAGAAATCTGGCCGGGCTTTTTGCTGTATAATGAGATAAGCATCTTGCTATGCTAAGTTTAGTTTTATTTTGTTCTAAGCTCTGTTCCAGCAGGGCTTTTTTGATATAATAATGCTGTATTTCATTATTTGCCTTGCCTTTGGAGTAAGGTTTTTTCCGGGTCACTTCGGTGGCTCGTTTTTTTGTTGAAAAACCTGATTATCTAGTAAACTATGGTTTACAGATGGACTAAAATGGTGTATATTATAAGTGTAAAGAGATAGGGGATTTATTTTTAGCCTTGAAAAGAAACTACAGTTTACAAGGGAGGAACTTAAAATGTTTACCACCACTCAACTAGCTCACGATTTTAGCTTAGAATTCGACAAGAAGATGGACAAAATGGATATTGAAGGCTTTTGCTGGGAGTTCGGCATTCCTTTTGAAACAGTTAAGAACGAAAATGGACTCTGGATTGATGAAGCAATGACCTTTGACAATGCCGGCAAATTGCGCCAAGCGTTGGCAACCAAATTCAACAAGTAA